CGCTATGGCTTCACTGTTGATGAACTTCGCACTCTCATGCTCGCCCAGGAGGTAACCCCATGAGCCCCGTACGATTGAATGGCAGCACGTCGGGCAATGTCTCGATTGATGCTCCTGCAGTTGCAGGCAACAACACGCTGATCCTGCCGGGCGGGAATGGGACTAGCGGCCAGGTGCTTACCACCAACGGCAGCGGCGCACTGAGTTGGATGCCTCAAAACATTCTGCAAGTCGTCAACTCGAACACGGCAACTGGTACTACTACTACTTCTTCGGCTTATGTCGATACAAACTCGACATTAACAATTACACCAAAAGCGTCTTCTAGCAAGATTCTGATTTTTGCTTCCCAAAACGCCTACACCAATAGAAACGGCGTAAGTCAAACCTTCGGTGACATCTATTTGCGCCTTGTGAGGGGGGCAACTGAGTTGTGTGCTGTGCGACAAGGAATCAATTTTGGTACAACCACATGGACGGATATGATTCATGCCGCTTCATCGCTGATCTGGCTTGATTCGCCTGCCACAACATCTCCCACCATTTATAAAATTATGGTGAAAACAACTGGGGGCTGCTCCGTGACAACTCCTTTTGAGGGTTATATGCAAATCACGGCAGTCGAGGTGGCATCATGAGCACACTCAAAACAACCAACCTTCAAAACGCCTCAGCAGCCTCTCCAGCCATCGTGCTTGCTGCTGATGGCAGTGCAACAGCTCAGCTGAGCAGCATCAATGGTGGGCCGCTTGCTGGTGCTCGCAACCGCATCATCAACGGCGACGCACGCATTGATCAGCGAGCTGCAGTAGTAACTACCAGTAGCACATATTTTGTAGACCGCTGGCTGCTAGGTGTTGTCACCAGCGGCGCTGTTCAAGTTGCTCAAAGCAGTACAGCACCCACAGGTTTTGATAACTCACTCCTGTTTGATGTAACTACTGCTGACACCAGTATTGCTGCAGGCGAATATGGAGCTGTACTTCAATACATTGAAGGTTACAATGTAGCAGATCTTGCGTGGGGCACTGCATCAGCCAAGACTGTCACTTTATCTTTCTGGGTGAGGTCGACAACAACCGGAACGTATTGCGTTAAGCTTGGCAATTCAGCCGCCGATCGGAGTTACATCGCTGAGTACACTGTCAGCGCAGCAAACACTTGGGAATACAAGACCATCACGGTGCCTGGCGACACGGGCGGAACGTGGCTAAAAACAAACGGAGTCGGCATCGGGGTTGTTTTTACATTTGCAACTGGCTCGACATTCCAGACAACAGCAAACTCTTGGGCTACTGGCAACTTCCTGGGCACATCAAATCAAGTCAATCTGCTCGCGTCTGCGTCTAACGAGATCCGCATTACTGGCGTCCAACTAGAACCCGGCACCGTCGCCACCCCGTTTGAACGCAGGAGCTACGGGCAGGAGCTGGCGTTGTGTCAGAGGTATTTTGAAGCAGGTACTGGCCTTTTGTTTGCGTCTTATACAGGCGGTTCTTTTGGTGGTGGAGTGCTTAACTACCAGTTCAAGGCGACAAAGCGTGTCGCTCCAACTCAAGTCTTTACCGCTGGTACTGGGAGTGGAAGTGTTACTACGTTTTCAACTTCTACATTCGTAGATCGGTTTGCTATGTGGTGGAACGGTACTGCTACACAAGGAGATTATCGAGAGTTCACGTTCACATCTTCTGCAGAGCTGTAACCCATAACCAACCATGACTAACGCCATGTATCAACTCACCAACAGCGACACCATCCTCCGCACCACAGACGGAGCCTTCATCCCCCCAGACCCCGCCAACACCGACTACGCCGCCTACCTGGCGTGGCTCGATGAAGGCAACACCCCGGAGCCTGCACCTACTCCTGAACCCGCCCCAGTGCTCACCACTGAGCAGAAGCTGGAAGCGGCTGGGATTGACCGTGGCTGAACTGAAAGAGCTGTTCGGGCTTCCCTGATGGCAGTTAAAGCAAAGGCTGGCACCGCCAAGGTGCAGCACGTCTCTCGTGCGCCGTACAAGAAGACGAGTATCGGCAACTCCGTCAGGACCAAGACACGACCTGGTCGTAAGAAGAGCAGGGGCCAGGGCCGGTAATTGCCGGCCTTTTCCTTGTCGGTAGGCTGCGGCAGGAATCTGTTGGCCGATGATTGAGGTAGCAGCAGCTGTCATCGGTGCAGCTATCACCGTTGGGGCCATGGGCATCGGCTCGATGGGCACCCGTGGCAGGGAAGGCAGGGATGCAGTGATCCGGTTAGCGGCCAGCGTGGACAACGTGGCGACACGGTTGGAGCAGCTGCACGTCGACATCAAGGCTGACCGGAAAGAAACCTTTAGCCGGTTGAACAGTGTGGAGCAACGGGTCACGATGCTGGAAGCCCGGACACTGCACCCGGAATGAACCAGCTGGACATCCCGTTGGAGATCAAGCTGAGGCAAGAGACGACGCAGCGTCTGTTGCTTGATCTTTATGAGGATGAAGACTGGAAGGGATTGCTAGCTGCTGCTGAGATCTTGAACCAAGCGTGGAACCAGCAGGCAGCGATCAGTAAGTGGCTGGCCAGGGAGGCAGCGGACAACCTTGGCGAGGCCTGGCAGGCTAGTAGAGGCCAACACCACGAACATGATGGATCGGGTTGCTGACTACGTCGCGCTTGCAGTAGCCCTGCATGGTGCGGCATTGGTGTGGGTGAACATGACGCCAACGCCTAAGGACAACGAACGGCTGAGCAAGTACAGCAAGCTGGTGGTCAAGATCTACCGTGTCATCGAGATCCTGGCCGGCGTCGTTTCCAAGAGGGCAAAGCAATGAAGGGCGAGAAGAAGGTGGCCAAGGTCATGCGGGAGTACAAGCGTGGCCAGTTGCATAGCGGCAAGGGTGGTCCTGTCGTGAAGAATCCCAGGCAGGCACTGGCTATTGCATTGAGCGAAGCTGGTATGTCGAAGAAGCGGAGAGGTCGCTGATGTGCTCACCTGCCATGACTGGTGGTGGTGCTGCTGGTGTAGGTGCTGGCCTTGGTCAAGGGATGACTGAGGCCATGAACGCCATGCGCATTGCCAATGAGGATGTTCCCAAGGGCAAGGCGCCAATGCAGGATCCCAGGGTGATGCAGATTTACGAACGCCTTGGGATGCCTAGACAGCGTCCTTCATCCTGACGTCGGTATCTGGATCCCAGAGCAACACCTCACTGGTGTCGTAGTTGTAGTCGCCATGCCGAAGGATCCTGGCCAGGCGGGCGTTGAGCAGGGCATCGGAGTACGACCGGCCTGCTTTCTTGTAGGCAGCAACGACCTTGTCCCATAGGTCTTTGAGGGTGACTGCATCGGTCAAGGTCTTGGCTGCAGTGACAGGGCCATGGCCCTTGAGTCCTGCGTAGTTGTCAGAGGTATCGCCGGTCAGCACCTGCATCATCCAGGTGCGGTCGGCGTCGACCTGGTGGATGATCTCGACGGTGTCGTTGGCCAGCAACTGACAGGGCAGGGTGCGCATGTCCTTGTCGATGGACACGATGATCGGGTCTTGGTACTGCCCACCAGTGGCAAGGATGCCGAGTGTGTCGTCGGCCTCCAGGCCAATCATGGTGCGGGTGGGGTAGCTCTGTTCGACGTAGAGCCTGATGTCCCTGATGCCAAGGGGTTTGCGCTTGCCGATCCGGTTGGCCTTGTAGTCCTGGTAGATGGTGTGGCGGAAGGATGGATAGTCCGACAGACACATGACGACGTCAGTGTGTCCGGTCAGTTCCTTCCAGTAGGCGACCTTGCTGGAGATGAAGTCACGGACGTCGGCCTGCTCAAGGTGCAGGGTGTTGATCCATTCATCCCAGCGGATGTCGGTTTCGCAGGCAGAGCAGGCGGTGTAGATCAGCCAGTCGGCGTCGATCAGCAAAGTCAAGATGCAAAGCCTCCGTAGGTTTGTTGGCGGAAAGCGGACGCGATAGCCGCAGCCTCTTCTCGTGTGTCATAGGAGCCCAGGTAGCGCGAGCCGTTCGGCGTGCGGCACGAGGCCTGCCATCTTCCGCTTGGCAGCCGAACGGCTCCGCCCTTCCACCTGCTGTTGTTTGCCGCGTTTTGACTGCGCGTTGCCAGGCGCAAGTTGCCAATCCTGTTGTCTGATTTCATTCGATTGACGTGATCAATGTCATGGCCGAAGGGGTCCTGCCCATGAAACAGGAGCCAAGCAAGTCGATGAGCCTTGATCCACTGCCCCATGTAGACGACGACTCGGTAGCCGCTCTTGTTGATGCTTCCCGCTGTTGAGCCAGGAGGCATGGAAACACGGCCGGGTCGGTCGATCAGCCAGATCAAATCGCCAGTTGTTGGTTCATACCTGAGATGCCGTCGAAGTTCGGAGAGCGGAGGCAGTGGCCTGAAAGTCGTCATAGCCAGTTGAGGGCAGTGGCGGTGTAGGGGAATTGGGTGCAGAAGATGTCCTTGCAGGCTTCAGCGATCAGGCGATGTTCCAGCTGCGTGCCTTGCTCAGTGCGCAGTTCGATGTAGTGAATCCAGCTGCGGAGGGTGCCGTGCATGTAGAGGGTGGTGGGTGTGCAGAGGGGAAGGATCCGCCGTGCTGTTTCCTTGGCCACGCCCTGGGCGAGCATCCCTTCGTAGATGCCGTAGGCCTTGCCGACCAGCTGGGCGACCTGACTGGTGAGGCGTGCTTTCAGTTCAGGGTCCAGGTCGTCGTGACTGGACTGACGGTTCTTGTCGTCCTGCCTGCGCAGGGCAGGGACGATGGGCATCGAGGCCGCGGCGTACCGCTGGCTGAACTCCTGAAACGAGAAGGACCGGTGCCGCAGGATCTGCGCTGCGATGTCCCGCTCGGTCTGAATCCTCAGGCACATGGATGCCATCTCAAATGGCGACCAGTGCTTGTGCTTGATCAAGTACTGCAGCAGGCGTGGCGCTGTCTCGTAGTTGCCCTGGTTATTTGGGTTGCTGACCCGTGCCATGTCGACGATGAGCAGCTCAGCGTCGGGTGTGCAGTGAACAAAGGAGGCGGTCATACGTAGTAGGCCAGGTCTTTGAACTCTTTCCGCAGGGAGAAGGTGGACTTGCCTTCGTAGGTGCGGTTGTGACCGATGGCTTCAGTTGGGATCTGGGTTTCCATCGTGTACCAGGCGTGGCTGCAGCCTGTGCATTTCCTCCTGCGAATGACGGCGTGCTTGCGGTAGTGCCGGGTCATGGTGGTGCGAATGGTGTCGCAGTTGCACTTGGGGCAATTCATGGTGGTGGGTTAGGTGCCGAAGTAATGGGACATGGGGATGACCAGTCGACCTGTGTCCTGGTCGTAGAGCAGCTTGTCGCAGGGCCCTGTCTGCCCGGAGAAGCGGTTCTTCAGGACACGCAGCTGTAGCTCGTTGCGTTCAGCGACGTCGCCCTGCTGGTTCCGCTCTGCCCCAATGCAAAGGTCACTGAGCTGGGCTATGGCGTGGCTTCCGCGGAGCTGAGAGAGGGAAGTCTGAGCCCCTTCCTCATGGCCGCGGCCTTCTGGTCGCTTGAGGTGGGAGACCAAGATGAGACCAATGCCTGTCTGCTCTACGACCTGGCGGAGCTTGGTGCAGGTGACGTCGATGGCTCGGCGTTCATCGAGATCAGCGAGGCCACTGATGACGATGGTGAGGTGGTCAAGGATGACGACGTCAGCGCCTTCCCCATCAGCCAGGTACCTGATCTTATTGATGAGGTGCTCGGGATCCATGGATCCGAAGTGGTCGTACAGGAAGCAGCGACCGGTGCCGAAGACACGGTCGAACCCATCACGCAGCTCATCCTCTGTAGCCAGTGCAGGGTCCAGGTGGATGGGCTTGTTCAGCTCGATGCCGACAATGCCCTGCATGGTCCGCTTGGTGGATTCCTCCAGCGCGATGTAACCAACGCGCAACCCTTGCCGCAGGAAGTGATGGGCAATCTCCCGACAGACGGATGATTTGCCCACGCCACTGCCTGCGCAGATGGTGGTCATCTCGCCTTTGCGGAAGCCACGGGTCATGTGGTTCAGCTGCGGCCAGGGGTATTCGCAAACCGATGCAGCCGATGGCTTGATCAGTTCATCCCATAACTCGGAGGCATTGACGATGCCGTCCGGTCGGGATGGCGTTGCCTTCCACAGCAGGTCACGCAGCAGGTCGCCCTCCCCTGCCTTGAGCATTTCGTTGGCGTCCTTGCGTGGCAGCCGGCAGATAGCCACCTTGCCCAGGGGCAGGACAGTCAACGCTTCTTGTGCTGCCTTCTCGCCAGGTTCATCGGAGTCGAAGCAGAGCACGATCCGGCTGAACTGGCTGAGCCATACGGCATTGGCGGCCAGGTATTTCTTGGCCGACTGTGCGCCATTGGGCAGGGACACCACTGGGTAGCGGTTGCCTTGCACCTGGCTGACCGACATGGCGTCGATCTCGCCCTCGGTGACGACGACAAAGGCGCCACCTTTGCCACCGATCCCTTGCCGCCAGAGGTGTTGCCCCCACAGCTGCATGCTGGACGTGTCACCCAACCAGCGGAACCGCTTACTGGCATCACGGATGTGTTGAGCCACCTCCTTGCCGTGTTGGTCCCGGTAAGTGGCGACCTGGACCTTGGCGTTGTTGTGTACGGAATAGCCGTAGCCGTACAGCTTGCAGGTATCGAGGTCGATGCCCCGCTTCTCCAGCGCCTTGATGTCGATGAAGTCCAGCAGTGGTGTGACAGGTGGTGCCATAGGCGCAATGGGTTTAAGGGTTTCCCCTTTAGGCGGCTGTTCTTGGTATCCGCAGCCAAAGCAAGTGGCATGACCGTCGTCGTAACGGGCCAGGTTGTCCTTGCTATTGCACTCCGGGCAAGGCTCATGCCGCATAAACTTGGATGGCATGGCTACGTCATGCAGTAGCCGCTCTCGCAGCTATCTTGCTCCTCGTACCAGGCGGGGAACAAACCCAGCTGGTCGGGGATTGCGTGATCAAGGTTTAGCTCCTTGCGTCCGCCAATGCCGGACAAATACACGGGATCACGGCCAATGCGGAGACGAATGGACTGGATGTGCTGTTCCAGCTCAATGGCTTTGGCAAACATCTCGGGGCGCTCCTGTCGCATGGTCACCCATTGGTCCGTCGTCTTAAAAGGACAGAACCAGCAGCTGGACTTGGGCGGTTGAGGCAAGCCTGCTTCTTTTGCAATGCGCAAGCAATCCTTCCGGTCCAGCCCCAGCTCTATAAGGGGATAGGCGGAGGTATAACCATCGGACTCCCTTGAAGGTTTAGCCCGAGCGGGTTCATCCGTGCTGATGCCCTTGCCCAGGGTGCAGCCCGGCGCGTTTTTTTTGATCCAGCGTGCGATTGGTTTGATCTTGTACCGTTCCGTGCACTGCCTGGTGCCTGGCATCCCACCGGGCATGAAAGCCGGGATGGGTATAGAGCGTTGCGCCTCGTAGAGATTGTCGTACAAGTCCCATTTCTTCCCGTCCTTGCCCGTGCGCTGGATATCAATCCATTCAATGCCGCTTTGTTCGGCATAGGGCTTTAGTACATCCGCGACATAGCGGATGGTGTCGGGCGACTCGGCCTGGTCACCGACGTTGGCAAAGATAAAAGTGCGGTAAGGGATGAGGTCCTTTGCCGCAAGCACCAAGCAAGCGGTGGATTGAACGCCGCCGCCACAGGAAAAGACGTGTGTTCTCATTGCTTAAACCAAGTGGTGGGTATGTGGCCTTCGCACCAGATGAAGCCGTGCCTCTCGGCCCACTGCCAATACGACAGGGCACCAGGTCGGCGGGAGAGCTTGGTGTCTGCCCGCATGAAGCACAGACGGATGTCCTTATCAGGGTGCTGTGCCTTTACGGCCAGCATCTTGCGGCGATCCTCTGGTGTGAATAGCCCTTTGGTTTCCACCAGCACGCCATTGGGCAGGACGAAGTCCGGCGTGTAGGTGGCAGTGATGGTGTAGGTAAGGGCCTGGCTTTCGTAGGCAAAGGCCAGGCCCCGTTTGTTCAGTGAGCCAGCAACCTGCTGCTCAAACTTGGAGCGGTACTCAGAAGTCCGACTCGTCGAGGGGGATGGCCGTTGAGCTATCGAACGGCGTCGCCTCCGAGGAACCAGACCAGCCGTCTTCTTCTCCGAAGCCGTAGCTCTCGGCACTGCCACCTCCTTCGACAAGGTCGATGATCTGCACCGCCTTTAGGCGCAGGGTAATGCCAGCGCCAATGGCTGCCTGGTAGAAGGGCTGCGCTTCAAACGACACACGGCCGGTGGTGCCAGACCACATGCCCTTGAGGGACTCACGGTCACGCACGGGTTGGCCCTTGGCATCGAAGATGGCAGGCGCTGCAGTCCAGGGCTTGCCGTCACGGCCCATCCCCTTGGCTTTCATCTTCGCCTTGACGATGAAGGAGGGCTTGCCGTCGAAGTCCTCAAAGGAATAGGGCAGGTCGGACAGTTTCCAGTCCTTTTTCCCTGGGTCCTGCGCCTTGAGGGAAGCCTTGTGCTCATTGAGCAGGTTGTCCAGGGCGTCGCTGATCTCAGTGGCCTGGGCCACGTCGATGATGGCAGTCAGTTTGTAGACACCCTCGGGATTGAACTTGGTTTCAGGTTCAATCAGCTTCGGGTACTGGAACTTGGCGACAGGTGTGGTGAGGCGGATGCCCTTGATGAGGTTGTAATCCATGGTCAGGTGATGAAGTAAGTCGCGTTTCGGACGGTGTTGAGGTCCAGCCCCCCGACAGGCGGGATGACTGGCAGCTTGTCGTGCAGTTCTGCCGGCAGTTGGGCCAGCAGCTCAGAGGTGATGGTGTGGAACCAGTCCTCTGAGTACATCGCAGCAAAGCTGTTGCGCACTGAGTTGCGCACTTGGCTCATTTCAGCTGGCGTCGTAGCGAAGCAGTCATGAATACCGCCCAGGTTGGTGACGCCATTAGCAAACGCATCAACAGTTGCGAAGGCCATGTGACTGGAATCCAGGGAGTGAATGACGTTGGGGCTAAGCCCATTGCCCATCCGCTTTGGATTCAACCCATTCGTCAGGTGATTGGAATCAAAGGTCTTGATCACCGGCGATAGGTAGAGCATGCGGGATACGAACACCCCGGTAGTCGTGGTACTGCTGTCGCACCAGCAGCCCCGACGGTGAGCGCCATTGGAGGGGAATGTCATGAGTGCCAGCGAGCTTGCCGACCTGCTTGAACCACGACATGGCGTGCTTGGCAGGGCCGATGATCTTGCTGGTCTCACGCACCAGGATGGTGGTCATGTAGTGCATGGCAGCAATAGCGCCACGCTTGAAGCACCACCCCTCCGTGCCGTACAGCTCAAGGGTTCTTTCAAATGCCCAGACCTGGCAGTGCTTGAACACCGCCTGCCTGGTCGCTGAATAGGGCAACGTCATCACGACGGGCTTAGCCAGCGACCGGTCGGGCTGTAGTTCCAGCCACGCCCGGGCATGTGGATTGTCTGCGTCGTTGCGCAGCTGGTGGAGCACAGCCCGCAGGACATGGGCATAGATGTCTTGCGGCTTGTCGCTTGGCATCAGGTTCACCAACTCAGCCATCTGCTCATTGCGGAGCAGGGCTGAGTAGTGCTGGATGCCAGAGCATGTGCAGTCCAGGACGACGGGCAGCTGACAGATGAAGTGCTGCCGCTGCTCGACGTACTGATAGGCAGCACGACAGAAGGCAAGGAACTGCCAGGGGTCGTCGGCCTCAGCCCAGAACTGTGTCGTCTGCCATGGGTCCATGCCGGCCCGGCAGATGGCTTCCTTGTGCTGGTGTGCCCAGTCAAGGCGTGCCTTCCAGTTCAACTTGGAGTGGCCATAGAGGTTGGCACCATGCACCCATAGCCATTCGGCTTGGCTGGCATCCGTGATGGGCTTGCCATCAGCGAACTGCAGCAGGGCACGGCCGATGTCGTTGGCCTGGGGGTTGAGGAATGGGGGGCGGTAGTAATACCTACCCCTGAAGTCCAGCTGCATTGGGTAGTGCAGCCGCTGCTCGTTTACGAAACGACGGGCCAGCCACAGCTGCTTTGCCGTAGCAATGCGCTGGTTCTTGGTCTTGTCGTTGCGCTCGTGGATTTGCCGGGCGTTGAACTTCCACTGCGTGATGTCCGGGTGGTCATCAGGCAGGTGCTTTGGGTAGGGAGGCACAGCCCACCCCTCCCGTGGCATCAACTTCCCGACGGAGATGCTCTTCTCCCAGGCGTGCTCGATCTGCTCCAACACCCAACGATTGACCTGCCATGCCACGCCTTGCTGGTGGTTGGCTGCCTGGATGAAGGGCTCCGTGCCAGTGGTGTGCTCAGCAACGAAGTCAGCACCGTCCTTGAGCAGGGTGTTGTTGGGTATGTCGGTGAAGTAGCCGCCGTCCAAGACCGTGGCCCATGGCTTGGGCTTAGCCACCATCGGCAGGGAGAACGGACACAAGGCCATGCCCGTGTCGTTGACCTTGCCGATGAAGGCCATGCAGTCATCAGTGGCACGCACCTGCGTGATCAGACGAGGCCCACGCTGGGCCCTGTCGACCTTGATCAACCCCGTCTTGGTGGCAATAGCCATGACGAGGAATGCACCGGTTGCAGCCCGTTCCTGCGGCGACCAGGTCTCGGTGTTCTTCATCCGATGGATGTCCTGCACCTTCTGCTGGAAGCGACCACGCACCCGCTTGTGGTTCTGCATCTCCCACCTGCTGGCACGGGCCAGCATGGTTTCAATCCAAACCATCTCCCCAACGTGGTGCGCCAGGGCAGCGAGGTTGACGGGGCTGCTGATCTGATCGACGACAGCACGCAATGCACAGGCAGCAATGCGGTGCGGGGCAAGGCATAGCAGTGGGCCCAGGTACTTGTAGCCAGGCCCTGCCTTGCCATCCTTCAGCCGCTTGCGATGGACCCGTATCTCTTTGATGACTTCATCAATGCCAAGCGTGACCAAGGCATTGCCGTAGTCCGAGAGAGATTCCATCCGGGTGATGATCCGTCGGTTGCGCAGCAGCTCACGACGGTCAGCACCCAGCAGGTACATCTCCCGTTCCAGATCTAGTTGTTTATCAACCAGTGGATCAGCGGCTTGATGCACGAGCCCAGCCTGCGTTCCAACCAAGACGGAACAATGCAATAACACTGTCCTCAAACTTAGTGGGGAATGTCTTCAGCCAGTCGTTGAACTCCCTGTCACGGGCAACGGCGGGATCAGGCAGTGCTGGCGGGCGAAGTGGCAGGTAGGTCCAGTGCGTAGTGCCCGGCATGTGTGCCTTGATAAAACTACCCGAGTACCAGCCGTACTCAGGGCAGAAGTACAACACATAGCCGTTCTGGTCGGCGTCATCTTTGGTTGGCTTGTCCTTTGAATACAGGAAGACGTTCTCGGCAAGGTAGTCACGTTTGTCGGTCATGTTTTCCAATGAGTTTGATTTCAGTAGCAGAGGGGTAGCGGTTCTTCGCAAACTTGAGAGCTTGCTTGTTGTTGATTGCTCGGATGGATTCCTTCATTGGCCTGCCCCCGCCAAACCACACATGCACTTCCCACAAGGAAGACCGTGGATCCGACGTGCGGCTGACCCCATCACCCAGGTTGGGTTGGTTGTCATCCGACCAGGTCAACACAAAGGCGCAGTCCTTGCCTCTCGGCTTGGTCATTGCACCTTCCACGGCAGGTGGCCCCACTTATCCACAAGCCCGGTGTAAGTGCCGTGCTTGGAATGCTTGGGGTCACGTCGTCCATCCTGCTGATAGCAACGCTCCAGCCATTCAATGCGGCGCTCATCTTCGATGCGCCAGTTGGGGTCATACGTCATCGGTGTCTCGCAGTAAGCGGTCAGCAACTTCATTGATAGCCAAGTGGCAGATCTTGGCTTGGTTTTTGTCTGGCGCCCATTGACGGACCTCATCGGCTAACACCTCAACCACTGCACGCATGCGACTGCGGGCGTCGATCAAGGCCTGGCGATCAGCCCAGTAGGCAGCAAGGCAACGACCCATCAGGTCATTCCCGAACTTGATCTCCAGTGGTGTTGGTTTCATCGGGGCCCGCAGAGGACGCCGCATCTTGCGTAGCCGACGATGTCGACATAGGAATCCAGGTGATTGGGACTGGTTTGTAAGCGGCTGAGTTTGAGGCAGATCATCATGTGAGCTACCTGCTGGGCAGTGATGTCTGCACCAGTGATGGCCGACCACATCAAGGCGATGCGGTCGAAGCTGACATTGGGATCTCCGTAGTCAGCTGCCCTGTCGTGAGTGATCGACTCGGCCCGCTGGTCGAACTCTTGGATCCTGCTCATGCTGCGTCTTGTGGTGGGTTGATCTTCTTGGTCAGGAACCGTGCTGCTTGTTGCCGATCCCTTCGACCACGTTCCGTCAACGTGTAGCCACCAGAGGCTGGTCGTATCAGGTTGGCGTGGTGCAGCACCTGCACCTGCTCCTTCACGCTGTCCTGCAGCCACTGCTTGTCACGGGTAAGGAAGGGCTGGCTCACTGCCTCCACCAACTGAGGTTGGGTCAGTGATCGAGGGAACTGCTGATACAGCACGGTCAACACCTCGTGCCTGAGGCGTGCCATCACCTGCGATTCAGGCAGCTGTGCCATCAGCCTCCTCCTTATACGTAGTCAACACATGGCGGGCGAAGGCCGCGGCGATGCTTGTTGCCTGTGCGTTGGGCACATTGCCGTAGGAGTCCTGCCACCAGTTGCGATACAGCTCGCACAGTTCCAGGTCCGTGGGTTGTGAGGTCATAGGTCGTAAATAGGAGATAGGTGATCGAAGTCGTTGTCGTCATCGGTCGTGGTTGGCCCATGGATCAGTCGCTTCTCGCTTTCTGGCGTCCACTTGAGAGCCAGTTGCCTCAGGTCATACGCCAGGTCGGCGTGCCCTTCGGCAAAGAGACGCACTGATGCCTCAACCAACAAGAGATGGGGTTGTTTCATCAATGGGGACAGGTGAATACTGCAGCCAACGCAAGGTCTGCAGCCAACGCATTGCTCATGCCTGCGGTGATGTGGTGGGTGCCGGTCGTCCCGGCGCCGCCAGCATGGCGCCCCTACCGGCAGTGGCAGGGGCGCTGTAGCGATCCGTTGCAGAGGGGGAGCGTTGCTCCCC